CGTTGAAGGCGAGTTCGGCGGATTTGAGGACTCCGGGCGCTCCTGCGGAACCGGATTGGCGGCGGCGAATGCGAATTGGGACAGACATGATTTTTTTGTGGTGTGGTGGTTGTGGTTGCGGTGTCCGTGGTGGACGGGCGTTATTTTGCCGCTCGAAAAAATCGTGTCTTCTGCGGGGCGTTCCGTGCGTTTTTCACCACGGAGAGCGCGGAGGACACGGAGGGGGAGAGGTGAAGAGAACCCTACGCCCAAGCGTCCTTGGGCCTCATCTGTCGGTTCAGATTGTCAAGTTGCGCATGGCGAGCCAGAGGCGTGACGGGTAGTTTTTAGAAAAAGCCTGCGTCGATCTCGCTGGTGCTGACTGCCCCGGCGACATAGCTGGCTGTTTCGCGGCTGTCCCAGACTGCGTTGGCAGCTACGCCTCGGCTCACGAGTTCGCCGCTTCGGCTGAAGACGCTCTTGGTGATTGTCCAGGCCGGTTGATCTGTGCCGGTTCCTGCGGAGGCGCGACCGATCCAGTGGGTGAGATGATCGTCCGAGACATCCGAAATGAATGAGAGCGAGCCGTAAACGAAGGCGGGGCCTCGCTCGCCTGCATCGCCTTTCGGGCCGGGGGCTGGTGACGGAATGCCGAAATTGAGAACGGCGTTTTCCTGCGTGCCGACATTGGCAATCGTGGGCGTTGCGCCTGCGGGCAGCATGAAGACCGTGCCGACTGCGATGGTAGAGGAGAGGCCGCGAGGGAGGGCGAAATTTAGAACGGCTTTTTGCGGGGTCCCGACATTGGAAACGGTGGCGGGTTGGTTCCCTGCCACGGTTTGCACTGCGCCAACGGCTATCGTGCCGCCGGGGCCTTGCGCTCCGAGGGGGATGCCGAAATTGAGAACGGCATTCGTGGGGCTTCCGACATTCGTCACGGTGGGCGCTGTGCCTGTGGCGAGTTGCGTGACGCTGCCGATGGCTACCGTTCCGGCGGGGCCTTGCGCTCCTGCGCCGATTGGCATGGCGATGCCGGGGGTGACGACAAGTTGCGTGTTTGGAACGAGGGTGATGTCAACGGAGGCCATGGTTTAACGGGTTATTGAGCGGCTTATGGTGGCGATGCCTTCGAGAAGCTTTCTGCTGTTGCCGTATGGGTCTGTCAGAAAAACATCGTAGCGGGCGCGGTTGACCGGGATGGCGCTGGTCTGCTCATCGTTGAGCATGACGCGGACTTTCCCACTTGTGCGGGGCAGTGGGAACGTGACGGTGAACTCTGCAAGCAGTGGTTTATCCCAGTCCTCGCGGAGTTGGCCGGATGCCGTGAAATCGGTGAGGTTGACTGGTAGCGCGTTTGACGCTGTGGAGTCTTTCAAAGTCACCTCGAAAAAGAACGACTCGCCGGCGGGAATGGTGATGTCGAATGGCTGGCTCATGGCTGGGGTTCGGGCTGTGCCACGGGGGCGGCTGCGCCTGCTGGGACAAGCGGCACGATGTTGCGCTTTTTCATTTCGACCTCTTCGCGCTCGATCTCGCTCCAGACATCCTCGGGGTCGCGGTTCGATGTCTCCCGGATGATCTCGCTGCGGGATTTGAGCTTTTGGGAGATAGCTTTCTCGTTTGCTGCCATTTCTGCGCTTGGGTCGATCCATGCCCAGCGCCTTCCGGTGAAGGCGACTTGTTTGTATTTTTCGAGGCGGTCGAATTTCAGCGGCTTGCCAGCGATGAGGATTTTGTTGGCGAGGAGAGAGCGTTCCAACCATGCCTCGTATATGGGCATGACGAATCCGCTGATGAGCCATTCTTGCAGGCCCTTCCACACTTCGCGCTCGTCGAGTGCGCCTTGGCGGATCGATGAGAAATTGACGCTCGTCAGGTCGCTGGCCAGGTTGTTGTAGCTCACGCCGAGGCCGGATGAAATCGACCGGAGCATGGCTTTGCAAAACGGGTCGAACGCCTGGTCGGGAAATTGCGGCGTGTAGGGGATGAACTCGCGGTTGCCGATGTCCTCAAACTTTCCGGGTTCGGCGTCCATTTCGAGGATGTCGTCGCTGTCGCCGTCGAGGTTTCGGAAGAATCCCATCTTGCTTGCGCTCACACGGGCGTTGACCACGGCGGCGTCCTCGAAGCCTGCCAGCATGCGCATGCGCCAGAGGGCTGTGCGTGCCCAGGGGAGACCGCGCTTTTGCCCGACTCGCTCTGGCAGGAAGCGATGAATGACCTGATCGGCTGGGACTCGCTGGAAACTTTCGCCGTTGTGATTGATGTAGCCCATCATCATTTCGTCGTAGTTTCGGAAATGGTAGGCCACCGGGCGACCGTTCGGGTTAAACTCGATGCCGTGCCGGATGACGTTGCCGTTGTTTAGCTTTTCCCATTTTGTGGGGTTGAGGAGAACTGGGTCGATGAACTGCACCGCGAAGCCCCATTTGTTGAGGTCTTCGCCATATTTTTTGATGCAGATGACTTCGCCATCCATCGCGGCGGTGGTCACTGCCAGCCGCTCGCCATCGGCGCGGGAGAGTTGGCCGGTGATGTCGTAGTTGCCCCTTTTCGACCAGTCTGCAAAGGCATCCTCGATGGCGCTGCCGGCCACGGTGTCCATCGTGCCAGACGGGTCGCGGATCTGTGCGTTGAAGGTGAAGCCGGTGGGGCCTGCGATATTATCGCGGGCCATTTGCATGAACTTTTTGAGATGGTCGTTGTTCTCTGCCTGCTCACGGGAGCGGGCGACGATGCGGCTCCAATACTGGAAAATCCATGCGTCAATCGTGGTCGGTGTCCCTGCCCATGTGCTTTCCAGACGGCCTGCACCGGCGGCTTGTGGCATCCCGGCTGTGGCGAAGCTGCCGATGGTGTCGGAAAGAATGGACCGCGCCGACCAGAGGCGAGGCTGGTCGGCACGGCTTGGCGCGGGCGTCTTCGTGGTGGTGCGGGAAAATAGATCGAAGAGGCCCATGGTTAGATGCGAACGGAAATGGATTGCCCGATGGACGAGATGCCGGATGAAAGTCGGGACTCGCGGGACAGCTCACGCCGCCAGAAGGAGAGGAGTTGCAGGAGTTCGGCGATGCTGTGCCGCTCAAGCTCTCGGTTGTTGATTTTGTAGCGTTTAGCTTCAAGCGTTGCGCCACCTGCGAGCATGGATTGGATATGCGCTACGGCGATGCGGGCCTGCGTGCGCACCTCGGCACCGGGGGCAAGTGTGGCAGCGGATTCGCGGATGAGGAGGTCGCCGGTTCCGACAAGGGCGCGGTGTGCGGCAACGGTTGCCCATGCCTCCCAGATGTAGTGTCCTGGTATCCATCCGCTGGTGTTCGCGGCGGCGGTGAAAGTTCCTGCCGTGCCAGTGGCGGCGACATTCCGCGATTGCATTCCAGCGAATTGCACAAGGACGGTCGCGGCGGGGTCTGCCGATACCGTAACCTCGAATGTTTCGCCTGCCGTTATTGTCACCATGAATTCACGAAGCTGCCACGGCGCTGGGTGCGCCTGCGTTTTCCGGCAGTGTCTTCGTGAGGTGGGGGGGTGTCTTCTGCGGGGAGTTCCGCGGGCGGGGGCGTCTCGACCTCGGCAGGCTTGGGCGTGGGCATGGTCTGCCGCCTCCGCAAAGCGAGCTTGTCAAACTGCGGGGCGCGGAGGACGAGCGCGGCGAAGGCGTAAACTCGGCAGTCGAGCGGTTCGTTCCGTGCGCCGGATGTTTTGTGCCATTCCAGCCGGGGGAATCCCTTCACGAATTTCGTCACGGCTTTTTCTGCGGTCAGTCCTCGGAAATACTCGGCGCTTCGCCCTTGCGGGAAATGGCAATATCCAGAGCCGGGTTCCGTGATTCGGAGGCGCTTGTAAACTATGCTCTTCGCGGAATCGACTCCCACAATGTAAACATCGATGGGGCGTGTGGTCTTTTTCCCTGCCCTGCGGCGGGCGGGGTTGCCGACGATGGGCAAGCCGGGGCCGCCTTGGCCCTTGATGCCGTAAACCCGATCTCCCTTGTGGCGTTTCACATAGCCGTAAACGGCCTGCGTGTTGCTGCCGCCGGTATCGATGCAGGTGGTTTCGATCACCATTTCGCCGCCTGCCTCGGAGGTCCACCGCTTGCGGAGGTAGTCGGTGAGGTGCGTCCACGGGCTTCCTGCCGTTCCCTCCGGGATGTCGGGGTCTCCGAGAATGACATGATAGGCCACGCTCCAACTTTCTTCGCCGCCTGCCCATGCCACCACTTCGACCTCGAGGCGGTCTTGCTGGGTGTCAACGCCTGCCGTGAGGATCAGGCCACGGGCGGGGACATCCGCCTGCGGGTAGGGTTCGCACCGTTCGATGAGGGCGTGCTCGCTGATGCGTTCGCCGCCCTCTTCCCATGTTTCACCGAGGCTGGTGTTGATCCAGACTTGAAGGGTTGAGGGATCGTCTTTTGCCCGTCCATGCTCGATGGCTATGTCTGCGATGCT